CTACACGGTTTCCGCTGTCACTGAAGACGGTGTGTATTCCGCTGGTGCGTACGGCTCAATCGGTCTTGAAGCGCCTGATGCTGAGGACATGATTGCCTATGACGCAGTGACTGAAGCTCAAGCTGTGTCTTGGGTGCAAGCTGCGCTTGGCGGAGCTGACAAGGTTGCTGAGATCCACGCTGCCTTGGATGCACAGCTGACTGAGAAGCGCACTCCTACCACTGGCACTGGCACGCCTTGGTGAGTTTTCTCACTGGTGTTTTTATTGGCGTCTGTCTCGTTTTGGGATGGGCGCTTCTTTCTGTGTCTGCTGAACAATAGTGGCTAAACCGCTGAATGGACAGGACTTCGTATCGGGTAAGCCCAAGAAGACCAGGCAAGGAAATGGATCACATTCCAAGCCATCACATGGCCGGAAAAGGTATCGTGGGCAAGGGAAACGTTAACCCTCTTTCCAATGCTCAAAACTCTTATTGTGAGTGGTGCCGCCGTTTCAGCAGCTGTGCTGGCATCTCCTGCGCTCGCAGACGTCTATGTGAATCCTGAATTCAACGGAGGCGCTTACGGCGAGGACTGGCTGGGTGGCACGCTGAACCTGGATGTAGGTTTTGAAGGGGCCCATGGAGCGTACAGTTATTACCTCCAAGGGGGACCTGCCGTAGTCATGCCTGACGGTGCCGATCAAGAAGTAGAGCTTGCCGGCAAAATCGGCGGGTCTATCCAAGCTTCAGAAAAGGTCTCGGTCTACGGAGAACTGAGCGGTATGACTGGCGATGAGCTTTCTGTTGGCACCAAACTCGGCATGAAGTACAGCTTCTGAGCTAATATAAGAGCGCAGAGCTGCTGCCCCTCCTGGTCCTCACACAGCAGGAGGGGTCTTTTTTAGTCATGCAAAAACTTTTCAATGTAATGTCCGTCGCATCCTTCGTGATGTCAGGCGGCATGATGATTGGATCAGTGATGCTTTACACGCGCATCCCATCACTGACCAGGCTTTACGTCAGTGAGCTGAAGCTTGAGCTGACTGAGATGATTACTGAAATGGTGCCTGGTCAGATTGATGAAGTCATGCCAGAGCTGCCAACCGCAACTGGCCCAGCACTACCGATTAAGCCACCCTCCTAGTGGCAGAAATCCCTGAGATCGGCGTACGGTCGATCAGTATCTCGACAGTCTCAGTAGGCCAGCCGATACCGCCACCTGTACTACCAATAGCACCACCGGTCACGTCTGCACGATATCCGATTATCGACATGCCCGGTTGCGTCAGGGCCAGAATAGCCGCTGGCAATGGTGTTGAGACGTTCGAAGAAGACCCAAGCGGCAATATCACTCTATGCAACGGACCTGTGCCCATCTTTGAGGCAGCAGATTACAGACCGCGTGATTTTACGTGGGTGCAGCCCCCGCAGCCTGAAATAAAGAGGCCGGAGGTCTCACGTCCAGCCCCATCCCCTCAACCCGCACTGCCGGGTGCCGCTCCCGGCATCCCAAAAATAGCAACGGATCCCCCATGTCCGCCATTTGGATCCCAGGAACTAGGCTCATTCAATAAACTGGGCACCAAGGTGCTGGCCGGCTATGAGCTGCAGGATGGCAAGTGCATCAAGTTGTGGGATCCTGTGCCTGTCAAGCAGGTAATTCAGAATTATGTGCCTGACGCTGGTCCGACCGTATCGGTTGCATTAACAGCGGCTTTTGCTACCACAGTCGCTATATTCGCCAAGCCCATCGCGTCACTGCTGCAAAAGCTGGCTAAGCCTTTGACCAAGAAGGTGGTGAAGAAGGTCAATCAGAAGCTCGGCCGTAAGGTAAAACCGGAATCTTTACAGCAGCGGCGGGCGATTCAGCGTCACCGGAATCAAGCCATTCGCGATCTAAGGCGGGCTTTGGGTAAATGATCTGGTGCGTATGGCCTTCTACCGGCTTGGGCTTTAGAACGACATCAGCACAGATAGGGAAAAACGGTGAATCTATGGCAAACCCATAGCCGCCCTTTATGGCTTCAGCGCAAGCCTTGAGCCGCCCCATCTCATAATTGAGCCGCTTGTCAGCCAAGGCCTGTTCGTAGAGCGCAACTTGCCTTTTGGCGGCTTGCTTGCATAGCTCTATAGGCCCTCGATCTAAGGGGATGGAGAAGGTGGCTGTGATACCAAAATTATTGCTGAAATTCTGACGGTAGCCGGTGCGCTGCGGTTTATAGTAAAGTACCTTGCCCGGATTGTCTGGAATGCCATCTGGTCCGTCAAGTCCGGTCTCTGGATCGATCAGGCCAAAATTATCGCTGTTGTCATATACTGGCTCTTGATAATACTGATTGTTTGGATTGCCAAAAGAATGCGTAGAAGACGCGAAGGGCGAGATATTTAGTGTCGCAGAGTCACACTGTATCTGCGAACCGTAGCTGTGCTTCATGTACTGCCCTGGTGTGATCTGAACAGCCTGGTTGACCACTGAGCCGCTGCTGTTTGATACGGGGCTAGCAGTAGCGCTGACTTGAGCTGCTGCAGGCGCGGCATAAAGCAGACCGAGCAGCAGAACAGAGGCTGTCGCTCTCATTGGCTGAATGTGCTGGTGGAGTCGATGACTGTTTCGGTGATGGTCTCGCGGTCAATTATGACCTTCTCAATAAGACCGGGTGTATTAAGCGTCTCGACGAATTGGAATGCAGCACCAGGCACCGACTGTTTCCAGCTAGAGCGGCTTGATAAGTTGATCTTGTTGCCGCTGATCGACGGACTTACTACGCCGCTAGTAGGCTCCACTCCAGTGCCGCTGACTGTATATTCAAAACCGCTGCGATATGACTCAGAAACGATCGATTCCTTAACTATCGTTTTAGATTCGGTGTGACTGCTGACGACCCCTTGGCTGAAATTAGGCACTACCGGAACTGCTGCTGCTGGAGATGCGAACAGCAAAAAGATCAGTATCCGGATCACCGTGTCGTAAGCTCGCTAATCACTTGGCCGATAGCCGTTGTATTGGCTCCGCCAGGCGAGATCGTGACAGCGCCTGCCGTGGTGATGGTGCCAGCCAAACCAGTATTAACACCTGCAGCTGTACTGGTCACATCGCCAAAAGCAGGAACGGCACCAACGGTGGGGGCTGACGTGGGCACTGAATCGCCTTGGGAATAGCTGGTTGCAAAGCTGAATGAATTGCCAGCCGTTTTTTGCGTGGCGTCAGGGATTGTAATAGCGTTAACGCCATTAGTTGCCGCCCCAAGGCCACCTAAAGCATCACTAGTTGTTGAGCCACCTGCGGTTACGCTTGTATCTACTCCTGAGCCGCTGATGCTGTAGCTGTTGCCAACGCGGATTGCGCGAGTAGAAGCACCACCAACCTCCAATTGCACTGAACTTTGGATTTTGTGCACTAGATCCGCCTTAACGGGCAGCCCTGCGGTCAAAAGAATGCTCAATGCCAGAAGTGAGCGGTTCATTTGATGCCTGCGTTGGTGTCTTTGTTATCAACAATTATATCTTTTTTCTTATTGCCATTGTTTGATTTGCGTTCGATACCAAATGAGGCCATCGCGCCTGTCAGCAGTGATGCCACGAATGTGTTATCCATCTTCATCTGTGGAAAGATGCCTAGATAAGACACCGTGAGTAGTGTGGCGCTCCAGCCTAAGACCAGTATCTTGACGACATCTGCGATGCAAATGCCTTCTTTTTCATGCTGCTCATCAGGATTGTTCGCCATGATGAAGTAGAGCTACGCTTTACGGTAGCGATCACTCTTGTCATGCTGCTCGTCTTAAAGCCAATTGTCATGACTGCATGGAGGTCACGAGCGTTCAAAGAGCTAATTGTGGCGATGCTAGAGAAGATCGTAACCCGCACCGATAATGACCTGGATGATTTGGCGGTCAAGCACTTGAAGGATCTTCTGCTGCCAGATACAAGAGTAGAGAAGTAGGTGGCGTCTGGCATTATCCAACTGATTCTGCTATCGATTGGCATGGCCTTTGCTCTCCTCCCGTTCTTCCAATTTTTCCGTGGTACGCCCCATCAGCTGGCTGCGATTAAAGAGCTTGAGCAGTCCGTGCCGCAGGAATTATTGGCGGAGGATGCAGACTG